AGGCCAGAATCGACCTCAACGACCGCTTCGTTTTCGTTTACTTGCTCTTCACTCATACTCTCTCAATGCCTCTTGGATCTTCGACAGTTGCTTCAACCGAGTCATCATTGATGAGTCGGAACTCTTGGTCCCCCACCTTAATTCGAGTGCCGGTGTAGGAACGGAAGATAACCCACTGGCCTTGTGTGCAATAAGGGCCTGAGGGGAATTTGTCTTGATCGCCGAAAGCATCGGGTCCAATGTCTAGGACGTAGCCAAAGATCGACGCGGTCGATTCTTTGTTTCGGTATTCGTGCGCGAGGATAATGCCACCCTCGGTTGTCTCTTCAATTTCGGGGCAAGCTACAAGAAGCTTGTATCCTTGTGGTAATGGAAGCTTTTCCGCGAGCTCTTCGGACAGCTCGAAATCCTTTAGTTGCATTGCCATGCTTTTCCTTGCTTACGGTTGAGGTCCGCAGTACCTAGCGTCATAAGACGTTTTTTTCACTGCTTACAGTATAGCACCACTTGACAAGTGATTATTGTGCTTTTTCAAGCTTTTCACGGAGATCTATGATCTCACGCTCGACCAAGGCAAAGGCTTGGACTTGTCCGCAACAGTTCTGATATTCATCAAAGCTGTGACATCCACCGCCAGCCATATGGTCAGCAAGTTGGTTCATGTAATCACGAACCCGGTTATTAATGTACGTTAGCTCGTCCATTCAGTTCTCCAAAAAAGTGCAATTGAACTATTCGCCAGTATTGTCCGCAATTGACTTGGCAATTTCAACACCTAACTTTGCACCTTCTACTTGGTCTTTGCGCTCAAGCTTATCTTTTTCGGTCGCGATGCGAACACCGAGACGGGCACCCTCTTGTCTTTCTTGCGAGGCAATCCGATCTTCCTCAAGCTGACGTGTCGCTTGCTTCGACTGCATATCAGCCTGTAGCTTGGCGAGATCCATCTGCTTCTTGTGTTCGAACTCGGCCTCTCTGAGCGCCATTTCTTTTTGCTGAATAATCGTCAGCGGATCTTTTTGTTGCTCTGCCGCTTGCTCTTGAGCCGCCTCCTGCTTGTCTTTCTGCAGTACTTTTTCTGCGGCGCGGGCAATCAAAGGTGCAAGATCGCGTTCGATATCTTCTGGCAACGGAGACTCTGGATCCGGCAATGGAACACCCATCTGCTTTTCGACTTCCTTGCGATACTGCAGTGCAACGTGCTCTGTAATGTGCTCTGTGAGGTTCGCTTGAATGACCTGAGCAAAAGGCGATTGGCCAACCAGCTTCCGGATCTTAGGATCTTCCATCATCGCCATGTGTGACTTGATGTGCGCTTCGTGGTCTTGATACATGAACGCCTTCACTGGCTCCTGCTTCAAGATCTTCATGTTTTCCGTTGCAGGATCTGCAGGATCAATGTCATCCTCGAGCCGGACAATCTTGTCTGCATCTTGAATGCCTAACACCTCGAGCATTTGACGGTGCAGTAAACCAAGGTCGTATAGCTGTGGAGCCTGCTGAGCAAGCTGTAGTGCGGCTTGATACTGCACAACACGCTGGGACATTGTTGACGCATTCGGGTCAGAAACCGGAATAACATCCACTCTTCCATCAAAGTCCTCGATGCGATTAAAGTTACCATCCGCGTCATACTCATACACAGGATCCATGTTCATGTAGATGATGCCTGACAGGATCTTCAGCTCTTTGCTCAGTGATGCATGCAGTCGAGCCTGAACGCCAGACATGACCTTCATGCTTCTTTCGAGCAATGCAAGAGTCGTGCCAACTGGTGCGTTGTTGGATATCTGAGAAATATCTGCGTCGGCAACAGAACCGATACGGCGACCCTCTTCGACAATGTTCCCAAGCAACTGGTACAACACCGTTGACGGTTCTTTGTACGGCAATGGGTAAATATTGTCTCGGATAGTTCCGCCCGGCACATCCACATCTCGGAACTCTCCCGGGGTCAGTGGAGAGTCGTCTCCCTTGATCCGGAGCCCGCGAGCCTTTAGGCCTGCAGGTAAGTTCGATAGGGTGCCTGCGTCAACGAGCTGTCTTAAGATCGATGTAGCTGACTTAGCAAGCCCGCCCATGATGTGAATAAGACCAGTCCCGTAAAAGCCCATTCCGGGCAAATACCGGTAATGCACAAAGTGTCAGTAGTTTTTTGCTTCTTTCGGATCGTCTTCGTTGTAGTTTCGACGGATTGAAAGAACTGTGCGTGAAGTTTTATCGACCGTAATAACATGCGGTCTTGCGATTCCATCTGGGTCATTGAACGGCTCCGGCAAGTCGATATCGACATGCATTTCAAGTATTGTGTATCGGTCGTCATCCTCAATGGAAATGTTTGAGGTACCTTCAAGTTCCTCGTATTTTTCTTCAATGTCTGAATATTCTGGCTTAGGATCTGGCAGATCTACGTCCGAGTAGAATCCTGACACCATCATCTTGAGGACTTCGTTTGGCGTCTTCTTCATGATGTGTGTATAGCGCTCACATGTTTCGAGCGCTGATGCGCCGTATGAAGCGACAAAATCTTCTGCAGGAACGAACATTGCGACAGGCCGCTCGAGCAGTGGGTCGTAGTACACCTTCTTAAATGCTGAACCAGCAAGTGGTAGCTTAAACAGCATTTGTTCGGTCTCATCCCTGTACTCAGACATCTTGACCGTTGTCTGGTAGTTCAGCTCTCTTTCGACTCGGTTTGCCTGCTCTGACTTCTCATTGGTCATTGGCCCAACAATCTTGGCTCGGGCTGGACCAGAAGCAGGGAATATCTCCGTCATTGCCTGTGCTTGAAAGCGAATGACAGCTTCTGCGAGTAAAGGATGGTAAACGCCACATGCTCCGGGCCATGGCTGATCGCGTTCTTCGATTCTGAGACCGAGTAGGTCAAGGCCTTTGACATACGCACGGGCCCAGTCTTTGCGGGACTGGCGGTCATTGTGAAACTGCTCTACGAGCTCAGATCCAATTCTCTCAAGATCTGCGTCGTCAATGTGCTCTGCAAGGTTGTCATGATGCTCTGGGCCCATGAACTCAGACTGCATGTCTTCGTCAAGGACAATTGTAATCGAACCATCTTCCTCCTCGATCGTGACTGAGTCCGGATTAACCACCTCGATTTCAGGCATCTCTTCGCCTTCAATCTCAACGATATCGATTGGTTCCATTGGTTTGTCAATTGCCATCAGTAATACTCAACTCGCCTTAACGTGGGGCGTTCATCATCCCATTCATCTAAATCTGCACGAAGCCAGCCGCCTTGGCGGAATCGTAGCAGTGCCTGTGTCATCGAATCCACCAAGTCATCATGATCACCTGACGGAAAGGAGGCGCATTCTTCAATCAATTCGTCCGCCCATCGGGTTGGGGGTGCCCACACCGTACCGGACGCAAACAGGTCTGTCACTGCGTTTACTCGCGCAATCTTGTCCTGTCCTCTCGATGGTGTAAATTCTGTTACCGGAATACCCATCGCTCGTAATTCAAATATCAAGGGCGCACCGGATGCTTTCTTTTCCACGATCATTTGATCGGGCTCCCATTCCCAGTACGTCTCATACGCCTTGCGTTTCAATTCTGGGAACTCAAGCTTGTCCTTGAATGAATCTAATAATATCAGATTCGGGACTTCGTTACCCGATTCGTCTGGATGATGGAAGATGCCCCATGTTGTGCATGCCGAGTAGTCCGATCGCTGTGTTTTTAAGAATGCGGTATCCCAGCTTTGGATGATTGCTTCGCATGCGGGCGGTTCTGACCGATCCCATTCGCGCCACCATTCACGCTTAATCAGGGCGCCTTCTTCGGATGTTGGGTTTTGCTGATACTGCGCTGACCATTTCGAGACTGGTAGTTCGGCTTTCAGTGCTTCAAGTTGCTCGACTGGCCAGAACTCAGGCCATAATGGTTTCCCTGAAGGCATGATTGCGGGAAGCTCAATCACCTCCCACTCATCTGACCCAGCTTTTTGTGCTGAGCTTTCCCTGGTCTGCTCTGGTTCCGGTGGCATTGACGGTTCCGTTTTGGCCTCAGTCCAAGCCCGAGAGACGTAAACTGCTTTGGTTAGCGTTGACCGTCTTTCTCGCTATAGCA